CCGCTCCAAGGGTAATCCAGCCAAGGTCGCCTAGATACAATCTTGAGGTTGGAAGATACCTTAAGAATTTTGAAAAGGCGCTCTCTGAGGGCTTCAAGAAATGTTTTGGCTATTTAGTGATTTTGAAAGGTTGCAACGCTGACGAATCTGCTGCAGTCTTGCATGACAACTGGACCAGCTTTAAGGACCCTGTGGCCATTGGTTTAGACGCTTCCCGCTTTGATCAGCATGTCTCATTGGAGGCTTTGCGATTTGAGCACAGCGTCTACAACCGTGTCTTCCAGAGTCCGGAGTTGGCCCGGTTACTGTCATGGCAGTTGCACAATCGTGGTTTCGGCCGCGTTGGTGAGACTCTTGTCAAATACGAGGTCGATGGTTGTCGCATGTCTGGTGATATCAACACTGGAATGGGCAATTGTCTTCTCATGTCAACTCTCGTACTCAACTACTTCGAGGAATCAGGGCTGCATGCTCGCCTCTCCAATAATGGTGATGACTGTGTCGTAATCTGTGAACGATCAGATCAACACAAGTTAGCCGGAATCGGTGACTATTTCACCGAGTTCGGATTCAACCTCAAGGAGGAGCCAGCTGTAGATATCTTCGAACGGATCGAGTTTTGCCAAACCCAACCTGTGCGTGTCAGTACAGGGTACCGCATGGTGCGCAACCCTTGGACAGCAATGTCCAAGGATTGCGTATCATTGTTATCCTGGGACAACGCTCAGACGTTTGCGGTTTGGAGGGATGCGATTGGAACTTGTGGCAAAGAGTTAACCAGCGGCGTGCCGGTGTGGCACTCGTTTTACGAGTCCATAACTGGCGCCGGAAATTTGGAAGGGGGATTGGCCCACATCTATGACTGCGGAATGGGAATGATGGCTCGCGGAGTCAAGGCGGGTGTCATCACCGAGGAAAGCCGTTATAGCTTTTACCTCGCTTTTGGCATCAACCCTGACCTCCAGCTTGCCATGGAAAACTCATGGCCCGGCATCGAAGAGTGGACAGGCCCCCTGAAGAACTTTGCACCCTTCGACAACTCATCCAACCCACTTAAATGGCTAAACGAACTCAAAACAAATCCATGAGCAACCTCAAGAGGGCTCTCAACGGCAAGATACCTCAACCGAGACCACGCACCCGCATCAACCGAATGGATGCTGGTGGGGCAACTGTTAGTTCCAAGTATGTCTTTGGCACCTCCACTACTGATGGTGGGGGGGCTTGGACTGGAGCCTACAAGATCAACCCTGCCAGCTACACCGGCGCTGATGCAGGTGGCACTGTCCTGGTCAATTACCAGGAGTATGCACTCCGCAACTGGAAGCACTCATTCACCCCATCCGTAGGCACCCTTACACCTGGTGTCTTGTGGATGGGATACTATGACAACCCGGAAGTTATCTTCAAGGTTGACATTGGTGCCTACAGTGCTGCGACACTCCTGGCTTTGGCTAAGCAGAGTCCTGTCTCCTGTTCCGCCCCCATATGGTCCCCTCAAACCCTCAACATCCCCATGGCTAACAGACGCAAGCACTACTCAACGAACTCTACATCTCCTAGTTCAGTAGCTGAATGCGACCTGCAGATCCATGGTGTTGTTATCATGGCGGTTGAGGGTGGCCCGGTGACGGCACCCGTAGGCAACACCTCGTTTGAATATACAGCCGTTGGGTTCCACCTGGAGAACAACGCCTTGGTCAACATCTAGTCACTATAGACTGGATGCTCGCCAGCTGGCGTTCACTAATTACACGACCCGACTGGTGGTTTTGGTGCGGACGGGATATGGTGGTGAGCTGCAAACTCGCCTCAGTGGATAGCGCGGGGA